CTGGATTTTTTGTTACATTTATAGAAGAAACATCTAATCTAACAGTATATTTGTTTTTCTCATTATCACAGTGTACACAGGTAAATACTAATTCAGAAAATTCACCGACAGACTTTGCTCGTATTTGAGAGAAGATATATTCAAGATCAAAAATAGCCAAGGATTCAACATCAATATTATCTGTAACGCAGGATTTGATTACACTCTTTAAAGTGTTGATCATTACCTTAAGATCTTCACTTTGCTGTGCAATCATTAATGCCTTTTCATCTTTAACGAAAAACTGGCGATATTTAATTTCTTTCCCAGTTGAAGGTATTACTAAACTATAAATTGCGGCATTTTGTAATGGTAAAGCCATATTATGATTCTCCTTTGTTCATATTCTGTATCATTTTCGCTAACTCACTGGTGCTACCAACAAAGATAGCGTTGTTGGTAATCTTAGATGCATCCTTATTCTTAGGTGCATCCAATTTGGCTTTTTGTTGATGTAAGTCCATGAGTTGTTGGTTTACATCAGCCAGTTGTTTCATCAAATTACCCACAACTTCAAAAGCACGTGGGTGTTCAGATTGTTTAGCAACTTCCAGAGCATGCATTAATGCATTCTGCCCAGTCGTTAATAATTCACGAAGGTTGGCACGAGTTATATCGTAATCACTTTCAATTTTTGATTCTGCAGACTGGATTATTTCACCAGTTGCAGAATCAATAACTTCACCTTCACTAGTAGTCTTTGTTACCACTGGGGTATCAAACACTACGGATAATCTATCATCAATTTTCATATTAATCGTTTCTTGTATTTCTCACTGGTGGATCAGAAGGATCTAATCCGAAACCACCTGTTGCTGCTGGTTTCGGAGCACTAAACGCTGGAGGTGTGCTTCCAAAGCTGCTTCCGCCAAAGCTACTTGTTGGTGTTGTTGAACCAAAACTACTTGGCATGCCGAATCCTCCTGCTGGCGCAGGGCTAGGTGTTGAAGGCATGCTTGGTGATGTGGAGATACCGCCATTGTTTGCTCCTGCTAATTTTTCTTGAGTACGACCCATTGCAGCGATACCAAGAACAGCACCCATGGCGATATGGAATAAACCAGCACCTTGAAGTGTTAATGGTTGCCACTGAGTATTAACAGACCCATGGCTCATTGATTGTAGAAGACTCCACATAACTGGAGCAAGTACGAAGTCAAAACAACAAACTCCCATGTACATCCATCCCATCATTGGACGCCACTTGGAATTCATCCAATCTTCTTTTTTCTTTTCGCTATCGCTAATGATTTGATCTGCCATTTTTATTCCTTCTTAATTGCTATTGAATGCCACATTACCCATTGCGTCTGTATAACTTGTAACTCCAGTATCATAATTTTGCACTGCTGGTTTCGGTTGCGTAGGTGCAGCTCTAGCAGGTATTGCTAATGGTTGTGTTGGTTGCGCTGTCTTGATAACTTCAGATCTCCAGTACTTATATGCAAATGTCACATCTAATTTCATTATATCTTTTTGAGCATAACCCATTTGTATAATACCAAGTGTTTTTGGATATACTTCAAATAAGGATACTCTATATTTTGGTTTGTCTTGTAAATCTTCTACTGTTATTTTAACTACGTCTGATATGTAGTTTTTATAATAGTTAAAATTTCTTGTATTGTTTTTCTGAATACTTTGAATCCACTCGTCAAAGATACCCTTTATGATCATATCCCCATCAACATAAAAACTAAGTTGTATTGGGTCATAGTTGAACTCATACGGCATTTCTCGAACTTCACCGAAGGTTCTATTTTCAGTAGTATTAATATTGAGTCCAGGTAGTTGAACTGCATCGCAGAACAACAACATTTTTCTATAGTCATTCGGAGAATATGTTGTACTTGGTATTACCATTTCAACACTATATCGATTAGCTCTGGCTAAACCAGATTGCCCTATTTGAGAAACAAAATCTGTAATTTTCATATGCTAGCCTGAGAGTCTTTCCATACTTTTTCTTTTGGTGCTTTTACAAATTTTTCAACTGGAAGTAACATTGCAGTTGCCCAGTCTTCTGAATCTATTTTCTTAAAAGCAGTCTTAACATGTGGAGTCAAATAATGTTTAATACAAGGTTTTGCTAGTTCAAATTTGGAAACATTGGCGATAAGATTCCACGAATATTTTAATCTTGTGGTGGCATCCATTTTATCATTATTTTTAAAAACCAATAAACGATCTAGTAAACGAATACGTAGTGCGTATGGTAAATAGTGCATATTCAATCCCATAAAACCACCAGGAACTGCTGCGTATGGGAATACTAAAGGGAATCTATCATAATATGGTAGAGTTGCCTTCAATTTTGGATCATATACAAACATGTATAAATTTCCAGGAATAATCCGTGCTTTTTGATTACCTGTATCTTCTCGCATCAATCTCTGTGGTGTTATTCCCTGCTTACTAAGAAGCATTACCTGCTGTGTATACCAGCCACGAGATTTCTTTACAGCTGTTTTGAGATCGTATTTATTACGCTCAAATACATCTTGCATGGGGGGGATTTTAGGTTGTGTAGTCATTTAATTATTTAGGTCACTTAATACCAAGTTCATGCTCGGTAATAATCTTAAATTCCCACCCACGATCTTTTGCATACTCAGTGGCAGCTTTCCACTTTGCTTGATTCTTAATGAATGTCATAGATTCTGTCAGATAACGCTGAGTCTGACGCCCAGGATATACTGGTGGAACAGTTTGGGCAGCTGGTTTAACCTCAACTAGATAGGTTCTTAGTAGACCTTCTTTATTTTTAATCTGAATCTGAAAGTCCACGAAATATCGATGGATTTTATCATCAGTTGGACAGCGATACGGTACGACTGTTTCCTCAGATTTCCATTTTACGACTGATGGGTTTTTATCACACCATGATGCGAATTTAGTCTCCCAGGAACTACGCATAATTATACACGTGGGATCTCCTGAGTATTTTTCTGCAAATGTGGGTATGAATCGTCTTTTATGGAACATAAATTTTATTTAGACTGGTATAATGAGCCTAAATAATACTACGTACTACGCAATTAGAGAGAACTATGAGCACCCAACCAATAAAAGATCACGTTGATTTAAACCCTTCTCGTGCAGGAGTGCGGACAGATGCAGATGGTAAAGTACAACAGAACACTGGTTTAGGTACAAAATTCAAGAAAGATGACTATTCTATCGGTAGTATGACCTATCCAACTGATTTGTATGATAATCAAGCAGTATATGGTGGTAACTATGTTGTATTCTATATCAACGTAGCAGATGATTCTAAATTATTATCATCAGGTGTGGTTAAACCAGTTCCTGGTGATATTCCACCAAGACTACGTGGTACATTAATCGGACAAGATTTAAATAAATTAGAAGCTACTGCAGCAGGAACAACCTCTGGAGCATTTACTGGAACCGCATTAAGTAGTCTACAAAGTGGAGATATAGCTGGGGCTACTAAAAATATAGTTGGTGGTGCAATTATTGGAACAGCGCAATCAGGAATTGTTGCTGCTAATTCTAGTGGAATGGCTCGTCAACAGAAAAGAATTTCAGATGCGATTGCTCTTCATATACCAAACCAATTGAACATAAATTATTCTATGGATTGGCAGAGTGAAGATACATTTATGTTTCAAGCAGCTGCCATGGCAAACAGAGAAGTTGGTAAAGCTGTTGCAACTATGGGTGCCAAATCTAACTTGATGGGTACTGCTGGTGGAATTGCCAGTAATATTGCATTAAACAATGGACCAATTGCTGGTGCATTATCAGCATCATCTGGGTTAGCAGCAAACCCAATGAAAGAACAAGTATTTAAAAATGTAAATTTTAGAAAGTTTACATTTGATTATACATTCTCTCCACGTGATCCTGGAGAAGCTAAGGCTATAAAGAAAATTATTAGCACATTTAAACTTCACATGCATCCTGAATATAAAGATAAAAATAACTTTGTATTCATCTATCCTTCAGAATTTGATATTTACTATTACCAAGGTGGTACAGAGAATTTAAATTTACATCGTCATCCATCTTGTGTATTAACTGATATGAATGTTAACTATACACCGAATGGACAATTTACTACCTTTGAGGGTGGTATGCCAACACAAATTAATGTCACACTGTCATTCTTAGAATTGGCAATATTGACAAAAGATCAAATTTTGGACAACTTCTAATGAGCTACTTCGATAAACTACCAGAGATGTTTTATAACTTCCCTATTGGGGGAAGTGAGAAGATGGTGATTGTTCGTGATATTACTGCAAACGTAAGAATTTATAAAACAGTTTTAGATAATATAACTCTCTATGATGAATATGATATTGTTGATGGCGAAACACCAGAATTAGTATCAAACAAACTTTATGGATCACCTCAGTATCATTGGGCAATTATGGTGGCTAATCAGCGTTATGATTATTTAAATGATTGGCCATTACCTTATGATAGACTCGTGCAGTATTGTATGGACAAATATGGTGATGGTAACATTTATGCTATACATCACTATGAAGATGAAAATGGTTATGTTGTAAATGATGACTATCCAATGGCAACTCCAATAGATAACATAACATATGAGAGCGCAATTAATGAATCTAAACGCAGAATCAAAATAGTTTCTCTCACCATTATTCAACAGATGACTGATGAATTTGTTAAATTGATGAAATAATTATGGTTGCTAAATCTAAAGACATAAAATTTGCTGGTGATATTAATGTAGAGCATGTTTCGATAACATCTCTAGTTAACGGTAACAAGTTTAATGTAACTGACCAGTTACTGAGTATCAGCATCTTTGAAGATCTATTTTCTCCATTTATAACTGGTTCTTTGATCTTTAGGGAATCACTTGATTTTGCAAGTAACTTCCCCTTTATTGGAGAAGAAGTTATTGATCTTAGAATGTTTACCCCAACACTTGACAAAGATCCTAATGGAATTATAACTGGTAGATTTTATATATACAAGATGGCTGATCGTGAAAAAGTTGCTGAACGAAGCGTAGTATATCAATTACATTTTATTTCAGTCGAAGCAATTAATGATATTAACACTAAAATTTCTGAGGGATTTGAAGGGCAGATACATGAGATTGTTGGAAAACTTCTTGGTGATGATTATTTGAATAGCACAAAAAAACATAGAATTGATCTAACTTCAAATAAAACCAAATATATTTCTAATTTTTGGTCACCAATTCGAAACATAAATTTCTTAACAGAACGTGCTCTAGATACTAACAATAATCCAACTTATATATTTTTTGAAAACCGACAAGGGTTTAATTTTGTAACTTTAGATAGCTTAAATTCTAAACAACCATTCCAAGAGTTTTTATACAATCAAAATCAAGATAGTATTACACCAGGAGGTGGTTCTAAGCGTGTTGTTGAATTAGATTTTAAGAAAATAACTGACATGGAAATACCTGTTACCCATGATTATATGGATAGAATAACAAATGGTACATATGGATCTACTATTATTTTTATGGATTTAACCAAGAAGAAATATATGAAGACCAGTAATAATTATTTGGCAAATTGGAAAGATGGAAATGAAACCCATTTAAATAAATATCCAATAGCGTCAAATACTATTCTTGCTAGTACTCGTGCAACGATGTTTAATGATACAATTCATAATAATTTATTTACAGATTATGAAGATGTATCAAGTGTTCCTATGAGATTAAAAAGAATTTCAAGATTGAAAGCAGCTGAAGCATTTACAATTAAAATTGTTGTTGCTGGAAGAACTGATTATACTGTTGGTCAAAAAGTATTCTTAAAAAGTTACAAAACAGAACCAATAAAGAAAGATGATCCAGAAGATAAAATTATCGATAAAGTTATAAGTGGTAATTATTTAATTGCCTCAATTAACCATGTTATGGATAGACAGAAACATGAGTGTCATATGAATTTAATTAAAGATTCTTTAATGGTGAATTTAGGATAATATAAATGCAAAAATTTTATACAGGATGTGTTGAGAGCAGAGATGATCCATTAAAACTTGGTCGTTGTCAGGTTCGTATTGTCGGACTACACACTGAAGATAAAACAATACTTCCAACTGAGGTATTACCTTGGGCGTATCCAGTATCACCTATTGACTCAGCTGGAGTTTCTGGTATTGGTACTGCACCAGTTGGTATTGTTGAAGGCACATGGGTTCTAATTATATTCATGGATCCAGATCAGCAAATGCCTATTATGTTGGGCACGTTGAATGGTGTATCTCAAGATGGTGAAGGATTTGAAGGTGTTGATGCAACAAAACCATTGGTTCTCAATAACGTAAATCCAGATGGTGTAGTTAATCCTAAACTTACAGATCCAGTTCCGAATAATAAAACAACAACAGATAAAATTAAAGATGGTGCTATTGTTAGCGATCCAGATAAAATTGTTGGACCAATGGCTAATTTGGTTAAGAGTGGTGAAACTGTTTCTGGAAGTTATGATACCTTTACAAAATCTGCAAAAGGACCACAGGGTGAAAGCACAATAGCAACTGGTGATGGTAATCTTAAATTGTCTGCCATGACAATTAAAGACTTAATGGAGAAACAAT